GTCGGCTCGACTTGGATATCTTTGGAAAGGTCAATCTTATTTGTCCAATCTATCTTGTCTCCCGATGCGAGGTAATCCCCAAGCGGTTCGATGTAGAGGTGCTTGGAGTTGTTTCGGTCTGGGATGAACACGAGGTTAAACATCTTCTGAAGTCCTGAAACAAAGTCGATTTGTTTCATAACGGGCATATTGGCATTTGCTGTCCAAGCCGTTCCCGCTAAAGCCGTATTATATAACTCAAATGATGTTGTGGGGAAACTTATTAACCCCGTGCCTTCAAGAATTGCTGTATCGCTCCCCGTGTGAAAATGAAACCTGACGTCTGCCGTGTCTCCTGAATCCATTTGTATACCTGGAGTAAATAATATATATCCGGCAAACGTCTGTAATTCCGATGGCTCGCCTTCTAAAACAGTAGCGTATTCAAGGCCATTGATAAACAAAGAAATGTGAAACTCATGGTTTGTTGGCAAGGTGTCTATCTTGACCCTGACCTTAAATTGATACAACCCATCGAACGGAGCTGTAAAAACTCCGCTAGAGACATTGCTGCCATTATCAAAGAAAGCGCCTCCTTCGACAAACGCTGTGATTGTCTGCCACCCCGTGCCCGTCACGGTAAGGTTAGAACCCAATCCCACATGAAACAAAGCTTGTTCTTCTGCGGTTACTGTTTGATTTATTTCACCTCCCGCGTTGCACATGAGATACAAATCACGTTCGCTATCAATAAAGGTGGAATCGAAGGTGTATCCGGCGCCCGTTAATATGGCCGTCAGCATTTCTTTAACGCGCAGGAAACCCGTGACTTCATATGTAAAAACTCCGTTTGCAGTCGTTGACCAAACATCAGAACCACTCCAATTTTGACCCCTATCAACGATACCAAAACGAACGGGTAAATCCGAACCCGTCCAAGTGGCTAAAACATTGGTGTAATTTATGGTTTCTGTATAGCTCGATAAGTCCGCATCTGTGAGCATAGCATTTCCGATATCCCGCGAGAGGTTAGCCGTCTCCCCAAATACCACGAGCTCAACGTCGGCATACTTTCCCTTCTGGATGTATACGTTCTTAACTTGTGCAAAGCCCCGCATGACGGGAATCGTATTGTACGAAAGTTCCGCTTCAACCTTGATTTTTGGATCCCAAGTGGTAATAAGACCAAACTCGTTAACCGCGCCGAAGTAGTCCTGATTCTTTTTGGTCAGAGGTACACGGAAAGTCTTCGAGAAACTCGAAGCCGCAGAGTTGATTTTTTGGAGGTCGCTGAATTGATACGAGAGGTTAACCGGCTCGTTTTGATACAGTTCGATATCGTTGTCTGCGAGGGTGAGTCTTAGCATCGGATAAGTTGTGCGAGTTCGACGTTAATTGTAGCGATATAAACCTTCGACGTTGTATCGGATTCCACTTGTAGAGAGGACTCTTTCAGGGTCACGGGAACCCAAAAGCCATCGATACGTGCCATGATATTCTTTGAACGGAAACAATACTGAAAGAGATCGTATTCCTCAGAGGTCAAAATGCCATTGAGTTGATACATCTCTTTAGCCTCGACTTGGTACGGTGTGATTTCTCTATCCGTTGCCCCGAAGTTGAATCCAGCCGCGCTGTAATCTCCGATTTGCTTTCGGTATGTCTTCTCTTCGCGTGTTACGGTCTTGAGCTTACGACCATCGAAACGGAGGTAATCCCATCCGCCCCGTGTATTTGCCCAAGCAAGCTGAACGGCTGCATTTTTAACGGGTCGGCAATTGTTTGTAAATCGGTATTTGTTTCCCTTCTGCAAAGATGACCCCATCGGGATAACCTCGTAATAAAGCCAACCGCCGCTGATGTTGTTTAGTGCGTTTGTAAGAGCTGATAGAGAGGCAGGAAAGAAAGAACCGTACAACACCGTTCCGTAGTAATACGTCGTCGCGGATGCACCGGGCGTGAATCCTCCGTTGGTCGGGTTTATGGTATACCCAAGCGTGTCGGTTGTAGTTCCGTCCGCTGAGTATATATTGATGAGAATATCCTCCACAAGAGATCCCGTATCGTCGGTATTTATAAAGGTCAAAACCCCCGTATCTTCAATACCCGCTGTGATGTGAATGATATCGCTCTCAGGTTCTCTATCGGTCAGCCAAAACTTCTTTGTCGAAGCCGTTCCATAATAATCCGCGAACGAGGGGTCTAGTCCCGCACTTATCTGCTCGTATCCGTCAATCAGCCAAATATTTGCGGAGTCCTCAAGAGATGATTCAGTAGAGCCGTCCCAATATCGAAGCTCAACCGTGTACTTGTTTACATTGCCGTTGGACTTCGTGAAAGCCTTGTTGTTGAGCGAGTGGATGACGTTTGTCAATCCGTACTTTCGAGGGTCTACCGCTACCCGTCCGCGAACAACTTCTCCTAAGTCAAAGACACCGGTGTCGAGTACGTTAGGAGTGATGTAAAACTTTCCAATTTGCACGGCGTTTTCAAGCACGGTAATGACATAGCGGTACGCATCGGTCACCGTGCCTTGCTCAACCATATCAAAGATGAGCTTCTGTCCTGCGGGTTTCCATAGACCCGACGGGATTTGATTAAATTCAGCCATCAGTTCGTGATTGTAATGTTTCCTAGTTTTGCTTTCAATTTGCCCGCTATATCCTCAGCTACGGCATCCCCGAATTTGGCTTCATATCGCTTCGACACCGCTGCATAGGCTTTCTCGTAGAACCGAAGACCAACGATCCCGCGTTTCTTTACCGAGCGAGCTATTAAAAACGCTGCGGATTTGATGTTGCTCTCGCTTTGTTTCTTGAAGCGTCCCTTCTCATCTCTGAGCTTGATTCCTTTCTGCTTTATCCACTTGACAAAGACAGAAGAAGGAGGTTGCTTCCTATACGTGAAGGGTGACTTCTGGTTCTTCTGTGTTCCGTTTACTCCGAAGTGAATGAAAGGAGCGTATTTCGCCGCCTTCCCTTTAGCTCCGAAGGTGACTTCTCGGATATCGTTTCCACGTACTCGAATCTTATAGGATAGCGACCGCTTGAGCTGACCCGAAGCGACTCCGTAGTTCTTATTCTTTCCAATCTTGCGACCACCGAGATGACGCTTTGCGCTCTTGACGATATCATCGGAGAACGCTAGAAGGACTTTATTGAGTTCGCTCATAGTTCGGGATCTTCAGGAAACCAACCTAGCTCGACCATTTCCTCGTATGTCCTCACCGTCGTCGTACTTGGAACGATAGCCCCAAACGGGAACGATTGCGAGTTGAGAACGTAGGAAGACAATTCACGTACTTCGATTTCTGTAAGTTCCGTCATAAGCGAAATAAGACGTTCTAACGTAGCCAATGGACTCACGGGTATGTTGTATTCGGTATCCACTTGTAAAGCGAACTGCACCCCGTCAGGATGCTTTACCATGCCGAACACCTTCCCATCGTGTTGATAGGGTTCTTGTGTTGCAAGTGGTGCGGTCACGCAGTATAGTTCGCGGCTGATTCTTTCCGCGCGTTGCTCGCTTGACAAAACGCCTTCAGGGAGTACGATGATATAGCCGTTCATATTGTTATGTCGTAGAAGGTTGCAATGTTGGTTTCAATGTTTGTGCGGACGCTGGATTTGTTCGTTTCGTAAATCACAACCTCCTGAAGGTTACCGTTTAAAAATACGCCTGTATTTCTTCGCCCTAATGCAAGCGAATCAAACGCGTCTGTTTGTAAAGTTGCGTCGGTAACGGCAGTCGCTCCATTAACTGCCAATTCACTTGTGGAATCGTTTGCTGCATAGACCAAAGATTGCACTGTCGTATCAGTCGAAAAGGGTAGATTGACATTGTTGCGCAATTGATAGCTGGTGCTGCTTTGACTTCTTAGAAATTCGCTATTCCCTGTTTCAGAACCAAACACGCACCCCGTTCCTGTTGCTGTTGCAACTGAAAACGTGCCTCGAATCAGAAGGTCGACACCCGTTAAAAGTGCGTCATCCGTTCCATCAAACTCCACCGCAGGCTTCCCGTTTTCCACTATCACCGCACCGCTTGAAACGATTTGAGGTTGTGAACCCGTAGCCGTCTGCGTCGCGTCGTTGCTGTTGCCGCTTTGGTCATACCAAGTCTTTACGAACGCATCGCCCGTACCTGCGAAAGCCAAAAGCGAAACCGTATCGAGTTCACCGAATACGTTGAATCCTATATCTTGCTCGGTGTTGTCTGACGACCTACGGACGCGGATAGCTGAACCCGTATACGTCGAATCCAAAAGCCTCAAAGAGTACGCGGCTGCTGCTCCCGTGTACGTGTCGAGGAGTGGCGTGTTTTGGGTGAAGTAGTCGCCAACGTTTTCTTC